TTTCAATAGCAGGGAATTCTAGCGAGGAGCGCTAAAAAGGAAGGATTCTTAGAACCTTTCAACGCCTTTCGTATAAAACGACAACGCGTGAAGCTGGAAATCTTGCAATGATATATTTGAGTTGCTCATCTGAGAATCATCATAGTAAATTTTCAACTGAATGAATGAACCTTCTACCTGTGGATACATTGCTCTCCAAATACGAGACTGATAGGCTTCTTGTGCAGTCAATGCATATGTTTCAATAACATTATCACCAAGTATTGCCCCAGTTGTAACAGCATCTTCAGTTATGGATCTCTCTGATGTTGACGTATGGAAATCAACTGCAATTTCTGCTGAATCAGTTTTATCAGTATGGAAATCTAGTCGCGGAATATAAAAGTCTTTGTTTTGCTTAAAGTAAAAGTTGAACTCTTTTGTAAGAATGTCGATCTTACTTACACGAGCAACAGTACCACCACCTTCGTATCCTGCACCAGCGAGTGGATCATTAATAACAATGCTATTTGTGGTGATGCTTATTATTTGATAAATGCCGTCAACGCCGATCGACCCAAGTACATTTTCAATAAGTATAAACTCTCCAGCTTTCATATTGTGATTTGCGACAGTTAGCGTTACAACTCCAGCTGCATTTGCCATTTCAGATATCTGCAAAGCACCTGCGTTTCTAGGAAGACCCGTTTCTATGATAAACGTATATCCTTGCTGATTTCCAGCAACAACCTGTATAAATTGCGCTTGTGTTACAGGAGTATCCCATGGCTCTGTCCACTGTGCCCAGGTGTTCTTAAGATCTTGCCAGCGAGTATCATTTAAGTTTTGTATATACCCAAAAGATGTAATTGTATCGTCGTTTAATGCCCATGTTCTATTTTGATAATTATAAACGAGTATCTCATTCGGATATGTAGGGTTGTCTTCAGCTGCAGGAATAGACCAATAAACCATTTCTGACCTATAGTCACGAATTCCGCACACTCTCTCAACGCCATTGTTTTCATTGTGAATTTGAAACACTTCGTCAGGAATCTTTTCATCAATACGTGTAACGTTTGCACCATTGCAAGAGTGCATTCCAACATTACCAACTCCAAGAATATCTTTATCAAAAAGAACTGTTGAGAATGTTGACTCAACACCGAGCTCAGAGTTAATTCTTTGGAACCTGAAAGGAAGAATGTTGTTTCCTGTATAGACAATTTCCCATGTACTTCTTTCAAAGAAAACAATCAAACGATCCCGCAATATCTTTGCAGAGATGATTTCTTCTTTTGTATCAGCATCGAGCCATCCACCTTTTCCGTATGTTCCTGGTGCTTCTTCCCAAGCTGTTGCCTCTAAAGGTGAACCATTTTGGCTGAAACGTACTCTGTTTGGATGATGATCAGCAGCTGCTCCACCAACTGACTCGAAAGTGTTTAAAAACAGCAATCTGTCCTTAAACGGAATAATTAGTCGACATCCTTCAATAGTATCAGTAACGGTTGTTGTATACCGAGGAGTAAATGTTGTCCAAGCAGCACCATCCCAATATTTAACATTATCTGTAGAGCTAAAGTTTGTAACAAAAAGAAGTGAGTCGTCATTTGCAGCTCCACGATAATTTACAGCCCAGAAAAATTGTGAGTCATCTTCGCTCCACGTTGCAGTTCCAAGCCTTACCCAGCCCGCAGTTGTAAATCTATAGGCCATACGAGTGTCAAAAGCGTATGTTGGTTCTTCATTAACTGCAGAGTTATCTTCGTATTGAACAAATCCCATAACAGGAAGAGTTGGATAGTAGAAACAATCTGTTGCCGCTAGCGATCCTTGAATATCATATGCGCCAGTTGTTGTATTAAATGTCATTGTTGTTGCTGTAGCTGAATTTGTAATCATTACTACTGGAGTGCCGGTTGTAGGTACAGTGAAAAGTTCGTTTCCAATAGAAAACATCACCAGTGTTCCAGCAACATAGGCTGGCAATGGAGCTCCACCGCTGTTAATGTCTCCGGCACCACTTGTAGCTCCAAGATTAACGCGAAGCCTAGACGCAAGTTGCTCAAAACCAGCAGATGATGGAGTATTTGGAACCAAGTAACGAGTTCCAAAACGTTTTCTTACTCTCCCGCGATACACATATGCATTCTGTAGTTTTTCAAACGCATCGTCAGGGATTAAGAATGGCTTTACATTCTTATGAAGTCCTGACACATACGGCGCTATCATAAATTGATCTAAAGCCATTTTATTTCCTCTATGTTACTGGATTAGCCAATCCAAGAGCGAAAATATAGAATCCAACATTTGTAGCAGTAGGATTATATAGTCTCATTACAACTTGTGTTGTCGATGAGCTTTGAACTCTAATATTTGCGTTTAGATCAGATGTTCCGGATTGGAAAATAGTTGTTTGGATATTATGGACAGCGCTAAAGGTTGGAATTGTTGCTGCTACTGGCCATGTGTACGTTAACGTTCTATTTCCCGACCAATTTTGCGCCTCTAGATGCCACTTCATCAGGATTCCGGAGGGTAAAACAGTCCAGCCATTTGTTCCATTTTGAGCTCCAGTAAACTCAAAAACTGAACCGTTATTTTGCTTCCTAATTGCTAGTTCTGTAACAGCTGTATAGTCAGAAGTTTGTGAAAAGATTGCTATATCAGTTGCTGCTGTAGTTGGAAATGAACCAGCTGGTGCACCTTGTGTTGGTAGTGACACCCATTTATGCATTCCTTGTTTCCCAGAAGGATCATCAAATGCAACATGGTTTACAGAGTTTACGGTATCTATTGAGGTAAAGTTTGCCAATATTTGTGGCTGTGAATTACTTGGTCTATCCGTTGCTTGCGGTATGACAGCGTTATATGCCATTATTAATCTCCTTTATGATTGATTGAACCATGAACCATCAGACCTATTCCCGAGTCCTTCGGTATAGATCGTGGCTACACGCTCTTTAGATTGCATAACAATAGTTCTATGTAACACAAGAAGTTCTTGTTCTTTTAATGCAGGCATAATGTTTTGAACTGAGTCCATATCACTTCTATCTTCAAACACCTTTTTAGCTGCACCGTAAGCAATATATTGCCACCATTGTTCAAGCTCAGGACTATCTCCTGCAAGTAGAAGTTCAGTTGGACGTTTATATACTTCAATCCTTACTGAATACGGTCTATCTGGAACAGGTCTCATAGTGAACTTATTATCATAAAAAAGAACAGCTGTTGGAATACTAGCAGAGTAAGGAATAGTTTGCGCCTGTATTGTTTCTCCGTTTCCTGGCGCGGTTGTGAATGTCATAGTCCAAGCGCCTGTTTCGTAGTCGATTGTTCCTACGCCATCACCATCAAATGTTCCATCTCCATCGTCATATGCAGCTAGTTTTTCTCCATTTAAATCGATGCTACTAAATACAACATTATTACGAAGAACAGGAACCGAAGTAAGTGTTCCAGCAAAAAGTGTCGTGACCCCATCACCTGTCTCCACATTTTGTAATGAATTAGTTAATGGATAAATCCCATAAAACTGTTCACGTGATTGTGAAAGAAATGCTTGGCGACCAGCAACATATACTGGTTCATGCACGGTAATATATGCATTCTTAAAATTATAAAGTGGATCTCCAACAGTAGTAGATGTTTCATATGTGTCTATGTATGGAGATGTATAAAAAGTAAGCGTTGTTCTAAGAGAAAACAGTCTTAATGTTTCTGGGAAGTCATAGAGGACAAATGTGTTTATATATTCATCAATATCACCTGTTGAGATTTGAGCTTCTGAAGGACTCCGCGTAAGCCTTCTAACTTTTGTTCTTATCGCATCAAGCGTTGAATTTGCCATATGACTTCCTTTTTTAATCTATCGTATTGATTTCTGATCCATGATAACAACTTCCTCTATAGAAGAAGAACCCATTGTTGCAAGATCATCCTCGTCAGTTATATCTATAAACTGAGTGCTTTCAAAACTGAACCTGTGTTGTTTTTTACCTACATGAACATCAGGTCTTCCTGTTTCATTAAGCTTATAAGAGTGCACAGGATACCAACCATTTTGATTTAAATGCTTCACTATCCCAAGAGGAAGTTCGTAACGCTGCCCGTCAATAAGGGTATACCGCTGAATAGGTTCTCCCTTATATGTTCTTGCAACAAAACTCATAGTTCCACCAGGAACTTCATGAAACCTAAAAACACCAGCTACTTTTTTTTTATCTTTTTCAACTTTTTGTTTGTAAGTGCTTTTACTTTTTGAAGACATTGTTTTCCTTTGGTTTGGAAAGGGAGAGGATTGCTCCTCCCCCATACGATTACTCGTTATCTACGCTAAATGCTTTACCTGCTTGCCAATAGATAACATCGTTAGCTGCTCCTGCAGGAGAAGTTGTTCCCGCTGCGAGAGACATTGCGACGTATCCTTGGTCGTCGGTAGCATCACCAGTCAAGTTGACATAGTCATATGACGATGATTCACCAACAGGCACAACCTGTGCGTGTGTAAATGGTGCTGCTGCTGTTAGCGGCCATGCAAATGCAGTGAATGCCGAAGCATCAATGTCAGTTGTAAAGGTCGCTGCAGTTACAGCGGTTATTGTTGCCAACAAGCCATCCATTTGAACCATTCCATAACCAGCAGGTACTTTCATACGTACTTGTTGTCCAACCGTATATCCGTGGGAAACAGTTGTTTCAACTACTGCAGGGTTTGCTGCTGTAATCGAAGAAATGAAACGATGTTTTGGATAGAATGCAGGTGGTATATTTACTGGATAGAAAGAACCAGTTGTACCAGCAACAATTTGAGGTGCATACACAAGTCTAAAGTTTGTGTTTGCATTAACAGTATCAATTTCAAAATCAACACCGCCAAATTGTTGTGCACCAGTAACATCAACAAAACGAACAATATCACCAGCTACCAATGTTGCTGTGCTTGTAGCACTAACAATAGGAATAGCTGCATTTGAGATTGCTGTTACTGTTGCGTTAATAGCACCAAGTGGATTTGTTGTTGATGTATCAAGATATGTGAAGCCATTAGCTGTCATCATATCGATTGTCATTGAGTCATCAGCTGCGAGCTTTGTTTGAATGATACCAGTATCAACGGTCATTCCTTTACGCCACTCAAAAACGACACCTGTAGCAGCACCACCAGCATCAAGTACTGTTTGGTTGTGTACAGTCATCCAGTCAACGTCGCCACGAAGTTGAATTACCTTTGCAGCTCCGTCAGCTGTGAATCTACCTTGTTGAATAATTGTATTGTCAGCCATCATGTATCTCCTAAATTAAAGTGTGCAACGAAGATTGATGACCCACTCATCATTCAAGATGCGTGGAACTTCAGCGAACTTATACCCAACTGTGCTGTTCAAGCGCAATGGTCCGTTGAGTTCTGGACCGTTGTAAATGAACTGTGCGCTGTATCCATCTTGCTCAATACAAGCAAGAGCTTCTTGCCCTACACAGAAGATGTTATATACATCTGCGCCAAGGTTTGAAGATGTTGCTGTTGTTGAACCATTAGATGAAACAAGGAAACGCAAGTTAGCTACAGAGCCCCACTCTGAATCCAATGGTCCATTAGGATTTGGATACTGAGATGAGTGGATGAAGCCGTTAACGTTACCAAGTGATGATGTGATTGATGTGTGCGCTAATGCGAAATATGCATTACGTACTGGAGCTGTTCCGAAGCGATTTTCGCCTGGGATCTTGTCAGTAAACATGCGTGCATCTGCACCAAGCAATGCTTGAACAGTATCATCAATATCAGCACGTGTAAGTTCAGTTGGAGTATCTCCGTTAACACCGCCTACACAGTTTAAGAATGCTGCTGTTGAAGCAAGCATGTTTCTTGTGAGTTCATCTTCGGTTCTACGAAGAGCATCGCCAAGTCTTTCTGTAGCAGCATTAAGAATAGGATCACTACGTTGTAGAGTCACCTGTTCGTTAATTTCTAGCCATTGACCATAGAAAGATAATTTTGCATCAATGTTAACTGCTGTTAACTGTGTTGAAGGAGGAGTAACACCCGTGTTTCCAAGAGGAACGAGTGAAGAAGGCAACTGATTATAACGGGTCATACGAAGTGTATCACCGTTATTTTTAGGCATCTTCATCATTTCTGCTGGAATCTTGTGGATGTAATTAGGGGTTGGTGTTGCCAAGAGTTTTAAATTAAACGCTTGTTGCACTTGAGGTGCTAACACCGAGGTTGTTGTAATTGCCATTACATATCCTTAAGTATTCATAAATATATACCTTAAGACATACGAACATTTCCGTATGTGGGTTTGCGAGTCCCGATATACGCTGGTTGGGTTTGCGACGCCCGATATACGCTAAAGCAATGGGGGTGCGAATCCCGTTATACGCACCTCCACTATATCAAAAAAAATGATGCTAATGTCATCTGTTTTTTTTAGCTTCTATCATTTCTTTATAAAGTTGTCTTTTAAGTTCTGGAGTAAGCCCTTGTGCAAAAGCATTGGCCTGAGATAAAGGACTATCGCTTGTAGCTTGCGCATTAACAGAGGCGACAGGCCTAGGCTTAGCTACATTCTGCTGAACTCTACCTTTAGGTTTTTCATAATCAGTTTTTTCAGAAATGCCAAACTGCTTAATCATTGTGTATGCAGTAACGGCCTTATTGTAAAGGTCGTTCGATGATCCAAGAGTCTTTGCAATTTCAGGATAAGCGGCACTAAGTACTTCAAGATTCTCTTTATTAACAACATCATCAAAGTCTCTATATTGCATTTTAAGTTGAGTCTCAACTGACGATGCATAGTTTTGTTGTTGTTGTTGAGCGAGTTGCTTCTCTAATCTTTTAATCTTTTTGTCTACTGATGAAAGATGTTTTCCTTCAACAAAGTCATCAGGTCCAATAGCGAAGTCTTCTTCACTCTCTTCTTGCTTTGGTTGTGCTGGTTGAGTTCTTGCAGCTTCTAGTCTTTCTAATTTTCTCTTAAGTTCATCACGTTCTAGTTCTGCTTGTTCTCGTGCTCGACGCAATGTTTTAAATCTAATTGCCTGAGTTTCTTCTGCCTGTGTTGGAGCAGCTTCCGCTTCAGGAGCCTGAGGAGCCTTTTCTTCTTGCACTTCTGAATTTTCTGCGCCTTGTTGAGCAGCAGTATCAATTGTTTCTTCAAGTACAAGATCGTTACTTTTTTGTTCTTGTTCCATGGTCAATCCTTATGAAATGATTCTATGATTGTCTTGGTCGTCAAAAGCCTGTGGATCAAAGCTTTTCGATGCTTTTTCTTCTTTTATTTCACCATTAAGCGTCATGCATTTCTTCAAAAGAGAACCGTCATAAAATGACAGTACATCCATAAGTAAATCACGTTCTTCTGCCGGAACACCGAGAGGATCGTTTCTAAATATTTCACACGCTTCTCTTCCTGGAACTACCCAAAGAAGCTCAATTCTTTGTTCACGTGCTCGATATTTATATACAACTTGATCGTGCTGTGGAGATGGACATGATTCTCTTGGAAAGAAATAGTTACGAATAATGTTCTTTAAAAGTTTTTCTTGTTTAGTGCTGACAACAACATAGAAATCACCATTGAACTGTTCTGTTCCATTCTGAACCGCTTGCATTACATTTTTCTCATAATCCTGTAGCATTTCACGCTGTTGCCCTACGACATCAGGGTTATGTTCTTCTTTTCCTAAAATCTCAAGCGCTATTTTACCAACTGTGTCTTTTTTTTCGCTCATCACGTCCTTTTGGTCTTGCTGGCATTAAAACTTATCGTCTCTTTTTTGATTTGTTCTTCTTTTTCTTTCTTCTTCTTGCTGGAGCAACGTCTTCTCCTGCTCTTCTAGCAAGATCAAGAGCAATCGCAATCGCTTGCCTATCGTTTTTAACTTTTTTCTTCGATTTTCCGATATTAAGGCTGCCTGATTTATACTCTTCCATAACAACAGCAATTTTAGATTTTTTCTTTCGCTTCCCACCTGCCATAATAGGCCCTTTCTGGTTTGCGGAGTGGAGAAAACTCTTACCTTTAAAACCACTCCGCATGCATTTATTTACCTGGACAATGGAGTGATCATCGATTGCATAGCCGTCTCTTCTTTGGAGTATCGCCGGTTCTTTTTTTTATTCCGACCAAAGATTCGATCCGCTATCTTCGACGCCTTTCCACTTGGCCTTGGCATGCTAGGCATCCTAGAACTTCTTTTTAGAAGCAATCTTTTTTGCCTTCATGACATCGCCGTTGATTTGCGCATCAATGTCACTCAACTTGTCTGGATATGATCCTGCTGCAAAATATACATTCTTAGGAAACGGTTTCATAAACGATTCCTGTGGCATATTAGCGAACATTCCCATGCCCATTTTTTTGGATTTGTAATAGCGCTTTGCCATTGCAATACCCTTTCGTAGAAAATGCGGTTCCCCGCAAGGTTAAAAAAATACCTCTAACTACGTAACCCATCTTGCAAAGAAACCTTTTCTTCTAAGCTTTGCTCTTGGCGAGGTACCGTCGCTTCCTGCTCAGCCACCTTTTCTTGGTTCTTCATAAGATTTGTTAAGTTTAACAACTTCTCTATCTGCATGATGTCTAAGTCATCAATTTCTTGCAATGTTTTCACAAGGTTCAAGAGTCCTTGAGTTCTGTCTTTTTGCGCCTCAGCTCTTCTTTCCGTTGCAAGCTCTTTATTTTCTTCAATTCGACTGACCCTTTCAAGTCCAAGTCCTTTGTCAGCAATTGCTCTTGCATGCGCGAGATCTGTCCTTGCTTCTTGCTCTTTAATTGCTGCTTGGAGCTGCATTTGTTCGAGCTGCGCTTTTTGATCGTTCGCCGCTTGGACTGCGTCTGTAAGTTTTTTCTTGTCTTGGATGGTAGAAGCTTCGAGAAGCACAGAATCTGGAATTTGTACGCCCGCTTCACGCAAATGTAGAAGTTGCGCAAACTGCATTTGACGCTGCGTAGTAGTATTGAGCCCCTCTTCGACCGCTGCATCATACTTACCAAACGCCTTATTGTAAAACTGTGGAGTCGGTTCATCTTCAATAATCCTTTTCACTTTGCCAGGAGTAAAGTTAGATTGAACGATGTCTATCATCAAACTACCAAGCAGCTTTTGCGAATAATCAAGCTGATCAAACAGTGTTTGAAGTGTTGTAAGTCCGGCACCCTGTCTCAACATAGAAAGGATTCCAGCCTTGTCATCATTAGCAGACCCTAAAAGCTCTTCATTAACACCAGAGATCTCTTGCACTTCACGCGCAAGTTGCTCTGACATTTGGAACATTGATGGTGGTATTTGTGGAGGCATCATTTGCTCTACATCAGTCATCTGTGCTGTCTGTTTAAGAGCAAGTCCTCTACCTTGACCACTCAAAAATGCATCTTTAGGATTTACTAGTGCATCAACCTTGTACTTAATTCCTGAGTTAATCTGACTCTCTAGAATATCTAACTCAATAGCTTTACGGCGATTATATAAATACTGCGCATCACGAAGACCGCGAACCACGCCTTGAATTCTTAAAGGAAAGTTTTGTAGTTGTGGATTAAAGTATCCAAAAACAGGAACAAATGGATATCTATCTATGCCCATAGGGTTAACGTCGTTATAAACAACCTTACCTTGAACAACGATGGCAAGTTTTACAGTAGGAATTTCTTGATCAATAACAGTAACTTGAGGATAAATTCTCATGAACTCACGAAGTGCATCTTCATCAGTTGATTTCCACTCCATTGACTCGCCTGTTTGAGCATCAACCAACATTCTTTGCTTGCGATAATCTCTATAGTGATACTCATCATAGGTCATCAAATTTCTGTTCTTAAAGTTATAGTTCTCAGGCATATATTCAAACTTGTTATCAGTGATATCTACACCAGAAAGACTGAATATAAGTTCCTTTTGATCAGGAAGTAGAGATACAGCTTCATCTCTTGTTAAGTAAGAACGCTTCCATATACCGTTACAATCTGAAAGATCTTTCTTCTTAAAAAATGGATCCATTAAGAACGAGTTATACGAACAGTTATTAACCCGTATGTTTCCTGAAATAGGATCTGATCTAAAGTCATTCCAAACCTGGAGAAGGTTCATACCTCCGACAAGCGCTCCGTGGAACGCGTCAGATACAGTTTCAAGAACACCTTCCTGCTGGTTTACCCACATCATAATTTTTGAGAATTGATCTGCCGTCATTTCGTCGCCGTTCTCAACAGGAACAACAATTGTAGATTTCCTGTTTCGTCGTTGATGACCGGAGATCATGTTAACAACACGCTTTATGCGGTTAAAGTTAAACTGCTTTCTATTTGCCTTAGGGATATTGCCGTATATCTCTCTCCAAATATCTTGGTCGCCAGCTTCAAAGCGAGTATCGAGATCAGCCTCTGCCCAAAACGATTGATTAATGGATATACTCTCTCTATAGAAATCCTCCATCCGAGTAAGGATATCTGCATCATTCTCATCAAAATACTCTGGTCCAACGTTTGGAAAGAGAGCCATACTTATTCTCCTTTTATTCAAATCTGTGCATGATCTTAATATCACAAGA